TAAAATTATTTGAATTTGATGATGCAAAAGAGGAATTAAGAAAAATTGAAAAAAATAAAAAAGAAGAAATAAAAATACTGAAAATATTTAGAATTATAATTAAAACATTTGAATTTACTATATTATTTTTACCGATTTTATTTGCCTTTTTTAAAGAAATAGTGATAGCTGAAACACTTGTTATGTATGTATTATTTCCATTCATTATTTACCTTATATATATTTGTGAAGAAATAACAGAAAAAATAGATGAAATGATAGAAAAAATATGAATTAATGTAGAAAGGAGTCATTAAAATGCTTAAGGCATTTAAAGAAATTCAAAGAGTAATTCTAAAAGATAAAGAATATATGAGAGATGACTTAATAGGTAAATTTTTTGTTATGGATCATTTAGAATGTTCTGAAACAAAAGCCCTTAAATTAATAGTAGAAATAAATAGACAAGGCGAGCTTAAGTATAAAAAAGACTCAAAAGTATTTGGACAAGGAAAAACTTCTTTGATGTGGTATTGGCAGCATAAAGGATTAAAAGGAGAATTTGTTTAGAAGGGAGATATAATGAATAAATATGAAATATTAGAAGAGTTTAAAGAATACTTAAATTATTCAAATGTCATAAAAAAAGTAGAAAATTTTATTTTTAAAAAAACAAATCAATATAAGTTGGATGAATTGGAAACTATTGAGTTTAGGAAAGGATGGCAAAATAAAAAAGGCACAGCTACAAACTATGCCAAATAATAAAAAAATCATTAAAATCTTAACATAAATATTGAAAAAAAGAAAGAGGAAAAATAAATATGACAATATTAGGTAAAACTGAAATACACGAAAAATTAATTAATAAAGAAACTGAAATACTAGATTATACATTTGAAGATGATTGGTTAAAACTTAGACAAAAAGGTATAGGTGGTAGTGATATAGGAGCTTTATTAGGGTTAAATAAATATAAAAGTGTGGTAGATGTTTATTTAGATAAGGTTGAAGGTAAAAGAGTTGAAGATAATCAATCTATGAAATGGGGTAGAATTTTAGAAAATGTAATTAGGTTAGAATTTGAGGAAATTAACACAAAGTTATATGATGTATACCTATGTCCATTTTCATTAAAATTTGGTATATTACGTGCTAATTTAGATGGCATTATTTTTGATAAAGAGAAAAGAAAATATGGGATATTAGAAATTAAAACAGCTAATTCATTTACTTCTAAAGATTGGAAAGATGGCAAGATTCCACCAACATATTATGCACAAGTAATGCATTACATGGCAGTTACTGGATTTGATTTTGCTATAATAGCAGTCTTAGTTGGTGGTAGTGAATATAAAGAATTTTATGTTGAAAGAAACGAAGAAGAGATACAAATTATACAACAAGTAGCTAATAATTTTTGGAAAGATTATGTAATCCCTAAGCAAATTCCAGCCCCTGATGGTTCAGATGCATATAGTGAGTATCAAAAAGAATTACTAGAAAAATATGAAACATATGAAAATAGAGTGGAAATAGAACAAGAACAAGAAATTAAATTAGAAGAATTAGAAAGCATTAAAGATAATATAAAAGATTTAGAAAGGAAAGCGAAAGAAATAGAGCAAGACTTAATGAATGAGATTATAGAAAGTAGAGCTGATTTAATGGTTGGAAAGAATTTTAAGGTTAAACTTGTTACACAAAATAGAACTAAAATAGCACCTGAATTTAAAAAAGAATGTCCTGAGATTATAAATGAATATAAAGCTTTAGAACAAAAATATAAGGTATCATATAAAATTAATTTTTTAAGAATAGACAGAATAGGAGAATAAAATATGGAAACAGTTAAAAGTGGATTAATATCTAAAAATGAAAAAACACAAGATATAGTGAAAAAAGATAAACCAAAAACGATATATGATGTAATTCAAAGTATGAAAGGACAATTTGAGGTAGCATTACCTAAACATATTAATAGCGATAGATTTATAAGAATAGCTTTAACTAGTATAAGACAAAATCCTAAACTTGCTAAATGTGAGCAAACTAGTTTACTAGGTGCTTTAATGGTATCGGCACAACTTGGATTAGAACCTGGAATTTTAGGACAAGCTTATTTAATACCATATGGTAATCAAGTTCAATTTCAAATAGGATATAAAGGTTTAATTGAGCTTTTGAGAAGAAGCGGACAATTAAGTGATATATATGCTTATCCAGTTTATGAAAGTGATAAATTTGAAATAACTCTTGGTATTAAAAGAGATATAGTACATGTACCTAATTTTGAAAATCGAGGAAAAGAAATAGGATATTATGCCGTTGCTAAATTAAAAGATGGAGCGGTTTCATTTGAGTATATGACAAAAGATGAGATAGAAGAGCATAAAAATAAGTTTAGTAAATCAAAAAATAGTGGTCCATGGCAAACAGATTTCACAGAAATGGCTAAAAAAACAGTGATTAAAAAATTACTTAAATATTTACCTGTATCAGTTGAATTTTTAGAAAATGTATCAAAAGATGAAAAAAAATATGAAATTAAAACAGAAGATTTAAAACAATCTAATATTTCAAATGAAATTATAGAGCCAATAGAAATAGAAGAAGCAATAGAAATTAATGAAAATACTGGTGAAATAATAGAAGAGGAGGTTAGTTAATAATGAATTATGTATCACTATTAGGAAGACTTACAAAAGAACCTGAATTACAATATACAGGAACTGGTAAAGCTTATGTAAGATTTAATGTTGCAGTTAGAAGAGAAAATGATAAAGAAGAGACAGACTTTATAAACTGTGTTGCTTGGGAAAAAAGAGCAGAAACTATAGGACAATATTTTAAAAAGGGTGAAAGAATACTTGTGCAAGGGAAGATAATGACTAGCACGTACGAGAAGAATGGAGAAAAAAGATTTAATACAGATGTTTTAGTTAGTAGAATAGGCTTTATTGAGAGAAAGACAGATGACAATCAAAAAATTAATGAAAAATCAAAAGAAGTTGTAAATGCAGAAATAATAGAAGAAGACGATTTCCCATTTTAAAAAATTATTAGAAAGGTAGGATAGCAAAATTGGCAATTAAATTTTTAAAAGTTAGTGGGAAAATGTATAAAGCTATCCTATCTAATGAAGTAAATTATAATACAGTCAAAATATATTTATATATGGTAGAAAGAGCAAATATTACCAGATTAAAAGATAAAAATGGTAACAAATATTTTTTAATGACTAGAGAAGAGTTGTCTGGAGTTTTAAAAACAACTTTTTTAAAGGATATTACCAATGCTATAAAAGAACTAGAAAAACAAGAAGTTATAAAAGTTATAAGAGAAAAAGGAAAACCTAATAAATATTATTGGTTAGATAATTAGGAGTAGGTATGAAAAACATATCTAGGTAAGTATGAAAATCATACCTAGGGTAGGTATGAAAAACATACTTCTAATATAGAATATATAAATATAGAATATATAAACATAGATATATTAATAAAGAAATAGAAATAAGATAAAGAAAAGAATATAAGTAGTTTAATGTTTTTATTATTTTAATTAAGTTAAAGAATATAACTAAATAGACTAAGTATATACTAAAACTAAATAATTATAATATTATAAACTAAATTAAAGAATATAATAGAGAAGTTGAAAAAATAAAAAGAAAGGGAAAAATGAAAAATCAATTAGAGTTTTTAGAGAAAAAAGTAAATATAAATATTGAAAAATTTATTGAAATTATAAAAATAATAGAGTTTGCAATAAATAAAGAATATACAATTGAACAAAAACAAATATATTATCATTTGTTAAAAGATATTGAAGATAAAGTTTTATTACAAGGTATACATAAAATGTTAAATGAAAGAGTTTATACAAATTTGCCAACCGTGGCAGAGATCAGAAAATTTTGTGAAGTACATAAAGAAAATATAATTAAAAAAGAAGAATTTGAAATAAAAGAAAGAATATTTGAGGCGATAAAAATAATAGATAAGGGACAGATAGTATTTGATAAACCTATAATGCACGTAATTTTAAAAAAAATTGGGGGATTAAATCATTTATCTAAACTTGATGTAGACAGTTTAAATTATACACTGAAAGATTTATCTAGTTTATTGATTAATTATCAAAAATTTAAAGTTGATGATATTGAATTATTAATAGGCAAAAAGAAATGTGATACTCAAATAATAAAAAATGAAAATGGAGACTATGAAATAAAATATGAAATTATTATAAATATAGTTGGAGACAAATTAAAGGCTAAAGAATGGATTGAGTATTATTCGCGTAAAAAATTAAATTTAACATTGGTTGAATTAGATAAAATAGACTATAAAAATAAAAAAACAAGTTTAACTACAGATGATTATAATATAATTAAACAATTAAAGAGTATAATGGGTATTTTAAATGAAGAACAAAATATTTATAAAAGGCAATGTACCTAGTAGCAAAAATTCTAAACAATGGACTGGTAAGTTTCTTATTAACAGTAAAACAGTATCCAAATACCTTAAAGAGTATGAAATTCAATGGATAACTAACAAGAGTAAATTTCTTAAAATGTTAGAGAATAAAGAGACACCATATAAAATACACTTTAAATTCATACGAGATAGCAGAAGAAAATTTGATTATCATAATGTAGTACAGCTACCATGTGATTTGATGACTAAACATGGTTGGTTAGAAGATGATGCTGCTGATAATATAATTCCTATTTTTGAAGAATATGAATATGATAAACAAAATCCAGGTGTATATATATGGGTAGAGTAGCACAAATTTTAAAAATTGAGGGTATATTTTCAATTAAATTATAATTAGAGGTATTAAATTATCAAAAAATATAAAAAACGGCTTAAATGAGCCTTAAATTGAAAAATAGAGGTATATAATAAAAATGGATAAAATAACATTACAAAATACAAATGGTAAACAAATAGATATAAAGCTTGATGATATAGATTTTATAGAATGTGTTGTTAATAACAAGGCTTTTTTAAAAACTTTAATAATAGCAATTAAAAATGAAAAGATAACTTTTTCATGCATCAATAATCAAGATATAAATGAAGTTTTTTATAATATTTTTAGATATTTAAAAAATAAGAGAGGAATACAAGAAAAAAGGTAAAAATATGGAACAGAAACTAAATCAAAATGAAAAGCTGATAATTACTATAGGGAGCTGCATAGCATTGCTAGAACATCTTAAAGTAAAAACAATTCAGAGAAGAAACATTTACACTAACAACGAAGTAAATACACAAGCCATAAAGAGAATTAGGACAACCATTAATGAAATGTTGTTACAGTTTGAAGAATATTAAAACAAGAGAAAAGAGGAATTATGAAATTAATGCAAAGAATAAAAAAAATAAAAAGAATACGATTTATACATATCTACAAAATAGCTAATATTTTATTTGATATTTTTTGTTTAGAAGATGAAGATTTTGTAGACCAAAGAAAAACAAGTCCTAAATATAAACAAATAGATAGAATATTGAAAAATGTAACAAATAGTGAAAAAGAACAATCAGAAATATATCATGCTATTGATAGAGAATTATTTAATCGTGAAGATTATACCTATAAATGTATGTGCGATAATTTAAGAGAGTTAGGATATGAAATTACTTATGACTAAAGAAAGGTAGTTAATAATGAATTTAAAATACAGAATATTAAACAAAAAAGAGCAAAAATATGAAGACGATTTATTCTTAAGTCAAGATGGTCAACATTTAACAAAAGCACAATGGACAACATCTATACCACTAACTGAAGATTATCAAGTAGAATATGGTACAGAATACAACGGCAATACATTTTATGAAAACGATATTGTAAGATATGGTCATGATAATTTAATAGGAAAAGTTTATCTCGATGAAAGTGGTTTTGGAGTAGGAGAAGACCTATTACAAGACTTGTATAAGCCTATGGTTATTGGTAATGCTTATTTAAATCAACTATCAGATGATGATGAGGAAGATGAGGATAACGAAGATGATGAATATGTCAAAATTTGCAACAACGATGGGCTATGTTGGTATGCTGGATAATAAAAAAGTAAAGGAGTAAAAGAAATGAAAAAAGATGTTTTAACTGTTAGCGTAGTAAAATTTGATGATAATTATAGTGTAACTAAAATAGTACATCAAGATGAAGAGATTCTAAGTAGAGGTGCTTTTAGAGATAAAAGCTTAAAAGTTTATAGTAATCAATCCCCTAGTTGGGAATATGGCACTTTATATTTAAGAGGAATAAAAAAAAGTGATGATGAAAAGCCATTTGTCATTCTAACCTCTGAAGTAGGATTGTTATTTGATTTAGTATGGGAGATTAATGAAAAATATGGAAAAGGAGGTCAAGTAATAGAATAAGATGATTAAATAATTAAGAATAAAATAAAAATGATAAATAAAAATAAATTATGTTTAAGAAGTATTTTGATATATGGATGCTGACAAATTATTTTTGATTGTTAGTATCCATTAAAGGAGTATTTTTTAATGAGATTAGAATTTAAAGAAAATATGGATTATTACCCTTATGAAGATATAGGAATAAAAACACAGAAACAAAAAATAATGAAAATATTTTTAGAATTAGGAATGGAAAATATGTCTAAATTAGAAAAAAATGTTTATATCGACCATAATTATATAGGTATTTCACATAAAGAAATAGCTATAAAATATAACATTTCTAAAATTCAAAGTAGAAAGGCATTGTATAGAGCGAATAGAAAGATTAAAGAATTAGCAAAAAAAATAATAGATTTAAAAGATGTTATGAAAGGAGATGAGACTATTGAAGAATAATAATAAATCTCCTGTTAAATTGAGTTTAAAGCAGAAAAAATTTTGTGAATATTATATATCAAGTGGAAATGGTACAGAAGCTGCAATTAAGGCAGGTTATAGTAAAAAAACTGCAACAGTTATAGCTAATGAGAACCTTATGAAACCTTATATAAAAGAGTACATACAAGAAATAACTGAAAAAATGGAAGCTGATAATATAGCGACAGCAACTGAGATACAGACTTATCTAACAGCTGTAATGAGAGGCGAATTAGATGAAGAATATACAGTATTTGAGAAAAAAGGTGATGGCACAGAGAAAGCAAAAAAGATGAAAAGAAAGATACAAGTAAGAGATAGAACAAAAGGAGCTGAGCTATTAGCTAAAATGAAAGGATTATTCATTGATAAACAAGAAAATAAAACAGAAAATAAAGTAATTATTATTAGTGGAGAAGATGAATTAGAAGATTAAGAAAGGAAAATGAATGGCAAAAATATTTAATGAGAAATATTATACACCTAGAAATGTAGTACTTAAAGTAATTGAGTTAATAAAAAATGAAATTCAAGATATTAATTTATTTGATAGAATAATAGAACTTTCATCTGGAGGTGGAGCTTTTCTAAAAGAATTACCTAAACATGCTTTAGGGTATGATATAGAGCCACATTATGATAATGGTAATGTTACTAAATGTAATTATTTAGAAGTGAATTTACCATATTTAAAAAATAGTATTGTAATTGGAAATCCACCATTTGATGATGGAAGTGGAAGTAATAATTTACATATTAAATTTATTGAAAAAAGTTTAAAACATAGTGATTATGTTGTTTTTGTTTTACCGATAGATTTCTTTAAAAAAGATAATTTAAAATCAGCAGAATTAATAAAAAGTTATAAACTACCTGAAGTTAAATATTCTGGTGTAAAACTAAAAACTTGCATAAACTTCTATAAAAAGAGAACTAAACCTTTAATAAAAAAAGAAATTAAAGGAGTTATTATAGAAATGTTCCGAAAAACAAAAAATACAACTAAAAATGATGAAATCATTTGGCAGAATAAGAAGTGTGATTATAGAATTATTGGGTTTGGTAGTTTAAGGCTTTTACAAAAAAGAGAAGAGGTAAAATGTAAAGAAATAAAGATAACATTTATTCATAAAAAAGTAAATTTTAAACCATATTTAGAAAAATTTTTAAAATATATTAAGGGTAATTCAATTTCAACTGGAAATATTAGCAAACAAAATATTATAGATTATATATATGATAATTTTCCAGAGTTTAGAAAGGATAATTAATATGGAAATAATAACAATTAAAATTGATGATATTAAAGAATATTCTAATAATGCTAAAGAACATCCAGAATGGCAAATAGAACAGATTAAAAATAGTATTAAAGAATTTGGATTTAATGATCCTATAGCTATTGATGAAAATAATACAATTATAGAGGGACACGGTAGATTATTAGCATTAAAAGAGTTAGGTTATGATGAAGTAAAAGTAATAAGGTTATCTCATTTAAATGAAATACAAAAGAAAGCCTATATTTTAGCACACAATAAAATTACGATGAATACAGATTTTGATGAAGATAAACTAAAGGCAGAACTTAAAGAACTAGAATTAAATGATTTTGACTTAGAAAAAATAGGATTTGAATTTTTTGATGATATTGAAGATGAAATTTTAACTTTAGATGAAAATGAAGAAGATAATAAAGGTAAAAAAGATAAATTGATTTGTCCTCATTGTTCTCATGTAGCTGAAAAGAAAGAGTTTTTAATCTATTATGAAGATTAATTTAAATTTAAAAGACATCATAGGTAAAGGGTATAAAACTTTTTGGAAATCAAGAAAAAGATATTTAGTTGTAAAAGGTGGTAGAGGTAGTAAAAAAAGTAGAACAAGTGCTTTAAAAGTAATAATAGGTATAATGAAGTATGTTGATACAAATGCTTTAATAATAAGAAAAACTGAAAGAACTTTAAAACAAAGTTGTTATGCTGAGCTAGAATGGGCAATAAATAGGCTTGGAGTTGAAGCAAGTTGGAAAGTAACAAAAAGTCCATTAGAAATGACATACATACCAACTAATCAAAAGATACTTTTTAGAGGACTAGATAATCCTTTAAAACTAACCTCTATAACAGTAAAAAAAGGAATTATAAACACTGTATGGATTGAAGAAGCTTACGAGATAACTAAAGAGGATGATTTTAATAAAATAGATTTATCTATAAGAGGAATACTACCTAAAGGAGCTTTTTTTCAATTTATTATTACTTTTAACCCTTGGAATAATAAACATTGGCTTAAAAAAAGATTTTTTGATAAAGAAGATGAAGATATAGAAGCTATTACGACTAATTATATGTGTAATGAATTTATAGGGACTGAAACATTAAAACAGTATGAAAAAATGAAAATTGATAATCCTAGAAGATATGATGTTGAAGGACTTGGCAATTGGGGTATGTCTGAGGGCTTAATATTTAATAATTGGATAGAATGTGAATTCGATGTAGACACAATTAAACAAATAGTAAATATAAAAAATGTTATAGGGCTAGATTTTGGATATAGTACAGACCCTTTAGCAATGTTGAATGCACTTATTGATGAAGATAGAAAAGAAATATATATTATAGATGAAGTTTATAAGAAAAATTTAACAAACGATAAAATAATATCAGAAATAAAAATTAGAAATTGGCAAAAAGAGAAAATAATTGCTGATAGTTCAGAACCTAAGTCGATTGAAGAAATTAGAAGAGGTGGTATATTAAGAATATATCCAGCTATTAAGGGGCAAGGAAGTATTGAATATGGTATTAAAAAAGTAAATGAATACAAGTTATTTATTCTTCCTAAATGTGTAAATACACTTACAGAAATTACAAGTTATGTATATGATGATAAAGGTAAACCTATTGATATGATGAACCATTTAATGGATTGTTTAAGATATTTAGTAACATATGATAATAACAAACAAAAATCAGTAGCAACAAATAGAAAAATAATTACTTAGGAGATATTAAATATGAAAGAATTTAAAGGTAAATTAGATAGAAATATAATGAATTTAGCTATATCAAAATTATTAGATAATGTTAGTGCAGAAACTAATATAGCATTACCTAAGCTTACAGATGAGCTTATAAGTGAAATGCTTAGTAATTCAATTATTCAAAAGTGTATGAATACATTAATTAGAGGGGTAGTATCAAGAGAATTAGTAATAAAATCAGAAGAAAATCAAGAAAATGATACTAAAATACTTGAAATACAAAAAAGAATTAATAAAATAGAAAATAAGACTCTTTTAATTGAGAATATAGCGCAAGCATATTTTAAAAAAATGACAGTTCATGAAATAGTATATAATGAAGATAAGACTATAAAAAAATTGGTTAAAATACCTAATAGAATAATAAAATATGATAAATATAAAAAACAATTTAATTTAAAGAATAATAACGTAGATATAATACTTGATAATCCTTATAAATGGCTATTATCAATACATAGAGAGGGAGTAGGGTATAATCAAGGTTATAGTGTTTTAGAAGAAGTATTACAAGATTACATTAATATAAAAAATATTAATAACAAAATTAATCATATAGTAAATAAATATGGAGAAACTATATTATTTTTTGCATATTCAATAGATCAGAGTGATGAAGATGTAAAACAGACTGCAGAAGATTTGAAAAAAGCAAACGGGCAAAATGTTGTAGGAATACCATTAAGTGATGGTAATTTAAGAGATAGTATATTCACTTTAAGGCTATCTGATATTGATACTGTCATTCACGAAAGATTATTAGATAGATATGAGAAAAATATAATGACTGTATTACTAGGTAGTACATTAACTATTGATAACGGGAATGGTGGTTCAAGTTATGCTTTAGGAGAAATACATCAATCAGAAAAAGAAAAAGTAGAAGACTCTATAGCATTATTTGTAAGAGATGAATTAGATAAGTTGATAGAAATAGACGCATATTTATTTGGTTATGATTATACAAAATATTATATATCAATTGATAGAGAAGAAAGAGAAAGAGATAGGCTTGAAGTTGATAAAGCTAAACAAGAACTAAGACAAGCGAAAGCTAACGAAATTTTAACACTATCAAATGCTGGATATGAAATAGATGAAGAAGAGTTGCAGAATATAACAGGATTTAAAACTATTAAGAAAAAGGAGCAACCCACCCAAAGAATTTGAAGCTAGATTAGAATTTTCAAGTAAATTAACTGATAGTGAATATAGAGAAGCAGTTATTCAGCAATGGTTAGAAGAACTTGAAAATAAAGTTGATAAGGAATGTACCACCAGATTAGAAAAAGAATTAAAAAAGATAAAAAGTGTTGAAGATATTAAGAATATATCCATTAAATTTGAGTTATTAAGAGATTTGAGCGACTTTAATGCTTTAGGTAGATACTTGGCTAGGGTAGAGCTTAAAAAGTCTAAAATCAAAGAATTTAACGAAGATGATATATTTAGTTTTGATATACCATTTAATAAAGCTATTGAAAATCTAAAAAAAAGAGAACCTAAGCTTTTTGAAGATTTAGGTTATAAAGAGGAACAGAGTTCATTCTGGATTAAAAAGACAACAGACCTTGAAATAACAAAGAAAATATATGAAAAGTTGCTTAGAGCTTTAGAAAACGGAGAAACTGAGCAAGAGTTTATTAAGTCAATATCTCAATTTAAATTACCTAAAGGCTATTTAAAAGGTGTTTATAGAACCGTAGTAACTCAAGCACAGCAAAGAGGACACTTGCAAGAACAAATGAAAGCCGTTGATTTAGGATTTGAATATGGTATCTTTACATCAATTTTAGATGGAAGACAGACAAGTATATGTAATAGTATGCATAACAAAATATTAAAGATAACCGATTTTGTAGAAAAAAGATTGTATCCACCCTTGCATTATGGTTGTAGAAGTACTATAATACAAGTAAGTAAAGAAGACTTAGAAGAAATGAAATTAAAGCCAGATAATGCAAAAGATTTTGTTAAAAAAACTGTAACATTAAGCAATTATGATGATGTAGTTAAAGAATATAAGGATTATTACAAGAAAAAGGAAAAAGATATAAAGGAATTAGAAAAGGCAATTAAGAAAAAGACTAAAATTGATAAGAAAAAGCAAAAAATGGATAATGAGACTAATAAAATTAATAATATTTATATATCAGGTGTAAAAAAAGGTAAGCCTATGACCCATGAAGAGGCAAATAATGGAAATGTAAATCCTAATTTTTTAAAGCATAAACAGTATCGTATAAATTGTCAATCTTGTGTAGTTACATATGAAGCAAGGTTAAGAGGTTATGATGTTGAAACTCTAGGAAATACACCAAATAGTATGTTAAGTAAATTGAGTATGCAAACAAATATAGCTTGGATAGACCCAAACACAGGTAAACATCCTGAATATATAAAATTAGAAAATAAGAGTGGAAATATAAAAAATTCATATTATCAAATAAAAAACACATTAAAAGTGGGTAGAAAATATACAATACAATATTTTTGGAAAGGTTTTGATGGAGGACATATTCAAAATATTTGGTTGGATGAAAAGGATAATGTTGTTGTAATATATGACCCTCAAACTAACAAAATTTATAAAGGTGGTAATGAAATTTCTAAAATTTTAAAACATATAAGATATAAACCTAAATATTATAGAAGCGTTGGTATGTATGGAGATGTGCCAACTATAGACATACTAGATATTACTGATTTGGAATTTAATTTAGATGTTGTTAATTACATTATGAAGAAAAAGGAGTAGTTCTATGAATAAAAAAATAAAAAAATATCTCTCTAACACAATATGGAATCATGTAGAATTTATAGGTAAATATAATGATTACGATGTTTATAGTTTAGAAAAATTAGACAAAAATGGTCTACCTATAATTCAATTTGTAGGGTATCCACATTATCTTTTTGTAAAAGATCAAAAAATGGAAATTAAAGTAGATATTAATTTTGAAATAACTAATCATTTTTATAAATATGATGAAGATACAGAAGAACTAAAATCATTTGATGAATAATGAATTTATTGCAATGTAAATATAAAATTAAAAACTAATTATACAAGTTGCTAAAAACACTAAAATATGCTATATTATTTATATCTTAAACAGTTATAAGTTTATTTATCAATCATTAAAAATTAGATAGATTTTAAAGTCTATCTTTTTTTTATTTTTCATTGTTGATATAATATAAATAAAAAGAGGTAATTTATATGAATATAGAATGGCAAAAGAAAATTAGCGATGTTTTATCCGATGAATTAAAAACAGAAAAAATAATGAAAAAAATAGAAACAAAAGTAATGGCGACTGTTCAACTTAGATTTGAAAAAGAAACAGACCCTAATGGAAAGAAATGGAAGCCTATAAAAAGAGTACATAAAAGTTTAAAAAAAGGTAGTTCTTGGTGGACTAAAGGAAAAATATTAAGAGATAGTGGTAATCTTATAAAAAGTATTAATAGTAGTATTGATAAAAATACATTAACTATAGGAACTAATTTAAAATATGCTAGAATACATAATGAGGGTGGAGAAATTAAAATAGCAGAACATAGCAGACTTTCAGGAAAAAGAAAACAAATAAGATTTTATACAAAATTACAAAAATATAAAAGAGTAACACAGAAAGTAAAATCCTTTACAATTAAAGATAGAACAATTAATATGCCTAAAAGACAATTTTTAGGATTTGGTAATAAATTAAAAAAAGACATAGAAAACATTATTGAAAAAGAATTGGAGAAAGAAATATTTAAAAAATAAATTTTAAAAACTAGCTTAAAAATGAGTTAGTTTTTTTTGTTAAAAAAATTTTTTTATATGCTTAAATACAAGCTTTTTGAATAAAATTTAGTAAAAAATAAAAAAGTATCCCCTGAAATAGGGGACATTTTTTACATATAAGTGAAGAGTATAGAAGAAAGTGAGGTGGAAAAGTATGCCTATGATAAAAGTTTTTGAAAGTGGTAATTATAGTCAAGGAACATTTGACTCAAATAGAGTTAAGAAGATATTTGATAAAGCCACTGATAAGGTTAAAGCTATATTTTCACATACTAGTAAATGGAATGGTAAGAATCCGTTAGAAGTTGGAGATTTTACAGAATTTAAAGTTAAAGAAAAAAATGGTAAGACTGTAGTATTTGGAAATTTAGTTTTTAATGAAAAAGGAAATAAATATTATCAAGATGAAATATTAAAAGGTGTATCAGTTGAGATTGATCCAAATAAAAATGAATTAAAAAAAATTGCTGTCTTACCTATAGGTATTAATCCAGCAGTAAAAGGAGCTGAATTTGAAAAAATGGATGTAAATGAAGTTATCTTAGAATTTGAAGAAGAAATTAAAGATAATACTGAAATTGAAAAAGATGACAATAAAGAAAAAGATAATGTTAAAGATTTTAGTATAGATGATGTTATTTCTAAATTTGGTGCAGATTATGAAATAAAGAAAAAAGAGGAAAAGAAAACTAAAACAGAAGAAGAAATTAGAGCTGAAATTAAGGCTGAATTTGAAGCAAAAGAAAATGCTAAAAATGGAAAAAATGAATTTTTAAAAAAATATAAAGATAAAATAACGCCATCAATAAAAGAATTTATGACTGATGAAGTTTTAGAAACTTTATATAGTGATAATCATGTACTTGAATTTAACGAAAATAAGGTCGATACAAGAGAAATAATTGAAAAATTGATGTGTTCATTGCCTAATATTAAAACTGATGAAATTTCTCAAAAATTAGGGGAATTTGAAGATATAGAAGATGAATATACAAAACAATTTAGATTGGCAAAAGAAAAAACAGAAAAAATGAATAAAAAGTAGAAAAGGAGAGAAAATGGCAGAGAAGATTAAAGTTGAAAATTTTAATTTTGATAGATTAGTTATTGAAAGATTTTTACAAGATGAAATTGTAGAAATTGAAGATGGACAAAGTTTAGAAAATGGAGATGTGTTAGTTCAAGATAACGGAACAGGTAAATATACAAAATATGTTACTGAAACACATGGACAAAATTTACATGTTACTAATTTAAGAGTTTATACTGGAGATGATATTAAAAATACTTCTGATTATAAAGGGACAGCATTAAGACAAGGGAAAGTAAATATTAAAAAAGTAAAAAATATGCCGAGTGATGTGGCAAAATATGCACTTATAAATCAATTAGAAAAACATAATATATTTATAGAGGAGGAAAAATAGAATGACATTAGCAGAATTATTAGGTATTTTTTACGGTTTAGATATAACAAAAACTGTTAGAAAATATTTTTCAAATAAATTTAAAAATGATTATACTACAGTAAATACAGTAATTAAATATGATGATTTGATACATTCTTTATCATTGCTTGAAGTAGTGCCTAGAGATACTAAAGCACCTATATTAAAACAAGATGGATTTGTTAGAAAGACAGTTGAACCTGATGTTATAAAAGGTACTCAGGTAATAACTCCAGAAGAATTATCAAAAATGCAAGCAGGACAAGTTGAAACATATATAAAAGGAGAAAAAGTTAATAACTCAGATATTGTATACAATAGAAAAATGCAAGCTTTAAAAATAGCTTACGAAAGAACTGTTGAAGCTATGGCTACAGATTTATATTTAAATGGTAAATTAGTTTTTAAAAACAGTGGAAATGAATTTACAATTGGAAGTGATGATGAAATATCAGTTACAGAGAAACAATTCACTAAAAAAACTGAAGAATTTACAACATTTTTAATAGACTTAATTACAAAATTTGAAAAAGAAAATACAGTGTTACCGAATACAATAGAAATTGGTACAGACTTATTTAAATATTTAATGTCTGATGAAACTTTTTCAAGAACTATTAGAACGTTTAATCATGGTGGAATAAATAAAGGCGATAATTCTGAATATCCAACATTTGGTTTATTAAATTATCAGATTAAAGTATTACCATTAGCAACTGGAGTTGATGGGAAAACCATAGAAACTAAAAACTTATTAATTTTATCTAATGATAGTGAATTTACAAATGTATATGCAGGGCTTGGAGTTAAAGAAGGAGATAAAGTAAAAATGATTGAAGCTGATGTATATATAAATGAAAAAGCAGAAGATGACCCAGTAAGGCAAAAGATAACATTACAATCTGCATATATGCCGATTATACCATTACCTAAGAGAGTTAAAAGATATAAAGTAACATTTAAATAAAGATATTAGAGGTAAATTATGAATATTAGTCAATTACCAAATGCTTTAGTTTTAAGGTTAAAAAAATATGGATACACTACAGAAGATATATCTATAAATATTTCTACTTATGAAAATCAAGGTAATGATTATTTAATTTTGCAGTTAGGAGCTGAATTATACAACAAGTTATCAATTCAACAAAAAGAACTGTTAATTATTAATTATATACAATATCAATTATTTGCAATGGTGGAAATGGAAAGTTTAGTAAGAGATAAGAAAGAGTTTATAGATAATATCATTGATAAACTTATTCAAACTAACATATATGAAAAGGAACAAAGAAATGAAAGAAATAAACAAACAAGAGGGATTAAAGTATTTTGATAATATGATTGATAGAATACTTTATTCATTAAAAGAAGTGTCTAAACCTCTTATACCGTTTATAGAATACGGCTATATTGAAGACTATGAGTTGGATAATGTTTTTTTAACATATGATGATGGTATGTTTATTTTAAGTCTTAAACAAAGTGAAACTATTGATATTTCAATAAATTTAAGGAAAGAGAAAAAAAGAGAGTTTAATCTTATTTTTCTCTATCCTAACGATATTGAAAATAAAGGATATAACAAAATAATATGGTTAGAAGAAACATTAGATAAATTGATAAAATCAGAGCATATAAGAGAAAAATGTAGAGCCATTGACTATAACTATGAAATAGAGTTAGTAAAAATATCAGAAGTTGATTTAACTGGAACACTTAAATTTGATATAAAAATAAATTTAATAGAATTTTGAAAGGAGAAAAAATGCCAGTATATATAGGAAAACAAACAAAAAAAGGCACATCACAGACTACTAATTCAAGTCTTAAAAGATTAGGGGCAAAAGATTTTAATATAACTGAGTCTGTACAATCAAAAGAGTCAGAGCAGGTAAATGAAGTAGGAGTAACACAAGATGCTTGGGTATCAGAAATTACTGTTGGTGGTGATGTATCAATAGAAACATCTTTAGGACAATTAGAAATGCTAATTGAAAATGCAGGATTTAAAAAAGAAACAACATCACCACCAGCAACACCGAATATATCTACATATAAATTAGATAATAAATTTGATACCTTTTTAACTGTAGTGCAAGATGACCCAGTATCACAATCATATGATGTATTTCAAGATTTGCAAATAAATACATTAAAGGTTGATACAGCCTTACAATCATATGTTAATACTACTATAGGATTTTTAGGGTTAAAGGCAGAAAATAAGACAACTGAATTTTCTTCAAATGGAACTCAAGAATTTGATGGTAAATTATTAATCTGTTTAGGAACAACAATTACAGAAAAAGGAACAGATAAGACTGCTGAAATTGATTCATTGTCAATTGATATAACAAACTCTTTACAATCTAGGGGAGCTTTAAATGATGTATACCATAATAGAATACATAGAGATGGTTTAAGAACATTTAAGATTAATTTTAAATATAACTTATTTGATAAACAATCTTACCATGAAGCTAAAGATTTATTAAAGAAAAGTGGAGACTATGAAGTGAAAGTTAAATTTAAAGAACAAGGTACAGAAAATCATGTAGAATTTGTATTTCACAAATGTAAAATATCAGATGTTAAGAAAAATGATGTTTTAACTAATCCAACAACTGAAAAAGAATTGATAGCAGTATATGATACAGAAAAGAAAACACCAGTTACTATAACATTTAATAAAAAAGCTTAGGAGTATAGAAAATGGAAGAAAAAAGGGAAAGTATAGTTAAAAATTTTAATAAAAAAGCAATATCTAAAGCTAAATTCAAAAAAAAGAATAACGAAAAAAAAGATATAAAACCTTTACCAGATTTAAAGGTTAGCGATATATTAACCTTTTCAAATAAAAAAGACAAAATAGTAATAGAAACAGTAGCATATTTTGGTGCGATGTATAATTATTTGAATACTCCAACTTTTAGAAAAAGAGTACTAGAAAAGAATAGAGAAACTGGAGAAGAAGTTTACGAATTAGTAGAGATTAATTATAGGCTTCAAGACTCGCCTAGTTTTGAATTAATTAAAGAACAGACTATTAAGTTAATAATTGATGATTTAGAAGTAGAAAAGACACTTGATAATTTAATTAAATTCTTTTCAAGAAATCCCTTTTTTTATAAAGAGATATTAAATAAAATTCTTGAAAATTCTGAGGGAAGTGTTAAAAATTTGCTTATGATGAAATAAGAAAACATTATGAAAGAGCTTTAACTTTAAGAATTAAAAATATTAAGAGTGTAGAAGAGTATATAGATGTATTGCAACAAGATATCATGAGATATGAAAGATATTTTAAACCAGTATCTTATGGACTAGGTGGAATTTTTTATACTCTAATGTTGCCGTATAATAAAGGGATTAACGAGCATCCTTATTGGCTTATAAACAAGTTAGAGTTTTTATTGAATATATATAATAAAGTGCAAAGTGAGGTGAATAAATAAAATGGCTGTAAGTGATAAAGAATTAAAAATGGTATTAAAGCTTGCTGATGAAGTAACACCTGTATTAAATAAAATTAAAATGGAAGCAAAAGAAACACAAAAAGTAACTGATAAGGAAATGGGAAAAGGAATAAAAGGGTTAGGTAAAGATGTACAAAAAACTAAAAATGAATTTGATAGTTTAAAAAATAGTGTAGTTAATTTTGGTAATGTAATTAAAACTTTTTTAGCTTATAAAGGTATTCAATTTATAAAAGATATAGGTGTTTATGCTTTAAAAAGTGCTAGTGATATGCAAGAACTTGAAAATGTTACTCAACAAGTATTTGGTAATATGTCAAAAGAAGTAGAAGAATTTGCTGAAAAAACTGGGAATGCAATGGGTAGAAGTATCTATCAAATGAAAAAATTTGCTTCTGATTATGGAGCAATTGCACAAGGTTTAGGTGAATTTGATACATCGAAAGTTAAAGAAATGTCAGAGAGATTATCAGTTCTTGCAGTTGATATAGGTTCATTTATGAATATAGATGATAGCCAAGCATTTACAGCCTTAAGGGGTATATTTACAGGAGAAACGGAAGCACTAAAGAATATAGGAATAATAGCAAATGATACGACGGCTAAAATGTATGCTTTAGAAAAAGGATATAAAAAGCAATGGGAACAGATGAGCGCAGGAGAAAAAGCAACTATAAGATATCAGTTGGTACTTGATAGAACTAAAGCTATGCACGGAGACGCCGAAAGAACTTTAGGTTCATTAGCTAATCAAATGAAACAAGCACAAGCTAATATATCGAACCTAGCTGTATCATTAGGTAATAAATTAGAACCAGCAACAAATGGAGTAGTATCAGCTTTTAATAAATTACTTAGTTCTATTAATAAATGGGTAAATAAAAAAGAAGCACAAGATTATTGGAGAAGTTTTATTCAAGAAGCAGGAAATGCACAAGATAAAATACAAGAATATGTAAGGTTATCTAAACTAGCTAATGAAAATAAGATAACAAATGAAGAAGAAGAAAAAAGATTAGAAATATATAAGCAATTAAAAGGTTTATATCCTGATATATTGGGAAATATTTCAAGTGAGGCTAAAGAATATGAAAAGGTAGCACGAAGTATTGATGATATTACTTTAAAATTAAAACAAAAAGTATTAGCACAACTTAATGAAGACTCATATAAAGAGCTTATTAAAAAGAAACAAGAAGCATTAGAAAAAATGGGAAGACTTGAAAGTGAAATTATTGAAAAAGCTAACGAGATTAAAGCAAGTACAAATATAGATATTTCTGATAAAATAATTAATGAAGTACAAGAAATTTTAACAAAAAATTTTAGTAATTTAGGTGTAGCTGGACAAGATGAACATACAAAAGAATTAAAACAAAAAGCAATAGAAGACATATTAGCTAAAAATGGAGTTAAAGAACCAGAAAAAATTGCATATTCAGTTGAGCAACTTGCAAATATTTATAATGGTTCAAAAGTACAACTAGGAATTATAAATCAAGAAATCATTGAGTTACAAAATGAATTACAAAAAAAAGAAGAAGCAACAGATAAGCTTATAAATGGGTATAAGTCTGGAACTGTAAGCTTGGTTAATGATTTTAGAAATAATTTTAAAAATTTAACAGAAAAAATAGACTCTAAGATTGAAAAATCAAAAAATGATATATTAAATAATCAAGAAAAAAGTGCAAGAGAACATAGCTTAAAAAATAATAAGTCTACAAGTTTAATAATAGATTCTCAAGGTAAAATACAAGATAATATTGTAGGATATTCAAGTAAATTAAATAATAAAGAGATTGAAGAAATATTAATTAATAGAGGTACGATAGTTCAATTTACAAATGGAATAAAAACAACATTTGAAAGGCTTGAAAACGGTAAAATAAAAGCTACAACTCATAGAACAAGTGAGCAAGTTTACAAAGAAGTTTTACAAAAAGGAAAAGGTCCGACACAAAATTTAACTAATACTACAACTAAAATATACACAGATTTTAATGAATTTGTGAAAAAGACAGGCATTAAATTTACGAATAATGTTGAAAAACCTAAAAGATTAAATGATGATAAAAAGAAAGAAAAACAACTTAATAAATGGGAACAATTAGAACAAAATCTTAAAAAGGTAGATTTTGAATTATCTAGCTTAGTTTTAGATGATAAGTTATTAAACTCTATTAAAAAAAGTACAACTGCAATAAGAAATAAGGAATTACAAAATCTTGATAAATTAAAAGGTATTGTTGATTTAAGTGAAATATTAAGTGAGAAATTAAAAATATATGATAAAGATATTAAGAGTTTAGAAGAACTTTTAAAGGCTAATCATTCTGGAAATCAAATAAATAAGATTGAAAGTATAAAAAAAGAAATTCAAGACTTAAAAGTTGCAAAAGAAAAAATACAAGATGAATTAGATTTAGAAAAAAGCTTGAAAAAAGAAAAAAATTTAATTGAAAATCTTAAAAATTCAATTAAAGAGATTAATTTTAGAATTTCAGAAAGTAATTCAAAAGAATATAGTCAGACATTAAATGATAATATTGACTCTAAAATCAATGATATAAAAGAAGAACAAGATAAAGGTTATATAAGTATTAATGAAAGTATTTCAAAGCAAATAGAGGTATATAAGAGTAAATTACAAAGCCTTAAATTATTAGGTGTATTAGATAATGAAGATATTCAAAAAACTAAAATAGAAATTGAAAAACTTAATCAATTACAATTTAGTAATGAAGCTGAAAATTTATATAAAAAGAAACAAGAATTATTGATTGATGAACAAGATTTTTTACAAAGTAGTATATCTAGTTTAGAAAAGGAGATACAACATTATATACAAATTGGTAATTTTGAAAAAGCTAGAGAATTAAAGTATAAAAAGATAATTCAAGAAATAGAATTAATAGAAAGTACAAACGAAAAAAATCAAGCTACAACTGATATATTAAATAAAATGAGAATAAATATTGAGGGATTAAGTAAGATTGCCATTGAAATGCTTGATATTCAAAATGCTAAAAAGATATATGAAGATAGTTTTAGTGCTTTAGGAGAAGCAATTAAAAAGTTACCTAAAGAATTAAGAAAGCAAGTAGAAAAACTTGATTTTAAGTCTGAAAATATAAAAGTATTTGATGATATTTTAAATGATGAAAAATTAAATAATTCTTCAAAAGAAATGATAAAAAAAATAAGAGATTTATTTGAAACTACTAAACAAAAATTTAAAGAAGCAGAAGAAATATCAAAAAAAGAAAATTTAAAAGAAAATATTTCAAAAGCTAAAGAATATATATCAGAAGCTAAAACACAAATAATGAAATTGGCACAAGCATTTGGCGATAGTGATTTAACTGAAACATTAAGTGAAACTATTGATATGGTAACAGATTTGGGTATGGGTATTGCACAAGCATTTGCTGGAGATATTGAGGGAGCAGTAAAATCATTATTAAATTTTGTTACAAGTTTAGCAAGTAATTTAATGAATTTAGATATATCAAAACAAGAAAAGAAAGCTAAAGAAGAATTTGAGAAAAAAGAAAAGGAAATATTACAAAATACAATTGCGTTAAAAGAATTAAAAGATTCTATAAATACTTTAAACAATAGTATTTTAAAGCAAGTATCACTTAATACAAATGAAAGCAATTTAAAATTTGGAAAAGAATATTCAAAATTACTAACAGAGGCATTCGCTAAAAATTTTAATCCTAATATAGAATTGACAGGAGTTGCTACAAGAAGAGCAAAAGAAGTAAATAAAACTGAAGCAATAGTTGGGACTATACTAGGACCGATATATTGGTTAATTAGAGGAATACATGCGGCGGCTTCAATAAAAAATGAAAATGTATCATACAGTAAAAAATTTAATGAATTATTTAATACAAAAGGTAAAACAAGTGATGAATTAAAAGAAATATACAATAATGAAATTTCTAAATTAAAAAATGAAGATTTAAAAAAATTCTTAGATAAAAAAGATGGATTAACAACTAAATGGGATTTAACAAGTATTAATTCAAACTTAGATGATATTAAAAAGATGTATCTTGAAAAAATAAAATATGTTGAAGAACAAGAAAAGAAAAATAGAAATTTTGAAAGAAATGCAATTCTTGAAAGTTTTGATGGTTATTCAGTAGTTGACTTAGAAAATAAGAGAAAAGAAATGATAGAAAACTTTAAAAAGATAGCTAAAGATGATAAAGAATTGATGAAAACATTACCAGAATTTGAAAAGAAAGTTGATGAATTATTAAAAGGTCAAGAAGCTATCATTACAGCATTTGATGAGTCAAGAAATAAAGTTATAAGTAATCTTTCAAATGGTAATAGTGCTATTGAGTCTTTAACAAATGGGTTACAAGGTTATTTTAATAAGCTTAGAAGTAATATGGCTAAAGTATTATATGATTTAGATTTTAGAAATTTAGGTAATTTTGAGAACATATTAATTGATAAGTTTAAAAAGATAAGTAATGCACTTGCAGATTTAAGAATTAAAAATAAAGCTTCAATAAATGAATTAGACCCTAAATTACTTGATTTTAAGGATGTATTTAAGCAGTTAAAAAATATAGATAATACAGCAAATAAAATGAATGATGTAATTTTACAATTAAGAAAACAAGCGAAATCAGAGGGCATATCAGAGTCTTTAATTGATGAAATGTTACCATTATCTAAGATTAATGAAAAAACTAAACAATTAACTGAAATGTTAAGAAATTCATTAACATTAGCTTTAGATACAAGTAGTTTAGATAAATTCTCAATGAGTTTTGGAGATTCACTTTATAAGAATATGAAAGAAAAACTTATTAAAGCAGTGGTCGAAAGTACTAACTTCCAGAATTTATATTCTAAATATCTTAAAACTGAGAATATAGAAGCTGAATTATCTAAATTAGGGAATGATTTAGGATCATATTATAAATTTATTGAGCAAAAAACTAGAGCATTTGAAGATAAATTAAGAGCCGAAGGACTATCATTTAGAGATACTAACGGAACTAATGGAGAAACATTGCAAGGTGGACTATCAACTGCAACAAATAATACAAGTAATTTGAGTAATCCTAAAGTTAATTTTAATCAAAATATAAATATATATAATAATGGTTTTATGGCAGAAGAAATATTAACTAAATTATCACAATTATTAAGAGATGTTAATTTTAAACAAGAAAAGCTAGAGGTATCAATCAATGATAAATAAAAATTATTTACAATCAACATTAAAAGAGATAAATAACAATAAACATATTATAAAAATATTTAATTTAACGAAAAATATAGAAATTACACCTTATTTAGAAAATAAAGAGCTAAATATAAATAAAAGTCTTAAAAATGGTAATAATACTATTACTCCTAATAATGTGTCATTAAATTTTTATAAAGAAGATGAAATGTTAATTGAGAAAAATGACCTAGTTAAAATTACAGATACATTTTTAAATACTGAAATATGTATTTTTTTAGGTAGAATATATGAAATAAAAGAAAATATGAATTATATTGGTAATAAAATTTTATCAATAAATATCAAAGATGAAACAGTAAAAGGTTATGAAACTAAATTTTATGAAGATACAATATACATAAATAAATGGTATTACAACTCAAGTGATAAAGAGAACTCTATTCTATGGATTTTAGCTAAAAAGCTAGGTTTTTCAGAAGATAAAATAGAAATTGAAGAGATAAAGTATTCAAGTGGAGAACATATAACTAATTCTGTTATTAAGATTAATAAAGGTTCAACAGTAATAAAAGAGTTAGGGGAACTAGTGGCGAGTATCAGTGGGAATATATATGTGAAATCTAATGGAACATTAAAGATAACAAGCCTACTTAATCAAAGTGATACAAATATAATAGATTATACTCTGTCAATAGAAAACGGCAATATATTAAAATACATTGAAACTAAAGAAAATAC